TTGTTTTACAAAGTTAAGAAGAATTTTTCAATCTGTCAAATTTTTCTTAAACTTTTTTTTAAACTTTTTAGGTAAATGATAAATATATCGTTTTCCTTTAAAGTGATACAAAGTTAAGTATTTTTTTTATACTGGTCAAGCTTTTTATAAAAAAAAATTAAATATTTTTTAAAATTAGTTCTTTTAACTGACTTCCTATTGGTTCTGGTATGTTATTTCTTGTAAAATAACCACAGGTAGTATGTTCATCACCATCTTTCGCTCTTTCTAAATCAGGTTGCATTTCTTTAACTTGTTCCGATAGGAATACATATAACATCCCTTTAGTCGATTCACCGTCTCTTGTTGTTCTTGTAATCATCCCAATAAGATTTAAACTTCCGTCCAATTTTATATCGGTTTCCTCCAAAAATTCACGTCTTGCTGCAGTAATTGGACTTTCATCCTTTTTTATACCACCGGCAGGTATTGACCACTCACCAGGTAAAGAACCTTTTTTATTTCGTTTACATAATAAACATTTATCTTTTACTTTAACTAATACCCCGGAGTACCTATTTTTATTTTCCATACTATTTATAAATATGAAGTTAAAAATAAATGACAACGATTTTAAAATCAATATCTGTTTTACTCAACAACAGATAAGTCAGGGTATGCAGAACAAAATATTTGATGGGTTTGATGGAATGTTGTTTTTATTAAATCCTGGTTCCCAAAGTTTTTGGATGTATAAATGTATTATTCCTTTAGATATTATTTTTATTAATAATGATAAGATTGTTAAAATTCATCCAAATTGTCAACCTTGTCAAAATGAACCTTGTCAAAGATATACTTGTGAACAATCTAATATGGTGTTAGAATTGCCCGGTAATAAATGTAAAGAATTAGGAATTAAAGAAGGTGACAAAATTAATATGTCATTTATTTAAGGGTCAATAGATACTTAAGTTTGTTGAATAATGATAAGATTTCATCCCTTAGATTAAGTAAATCAGAATCTTCTTTTGGGTCATAAACTTCGGTAAGTGAAATAAGAAAATCGCAAGTTTCATCAACGAATTCCTGAACAGATATTTCTGATATGTCTTTACCTTGAATTGTATATCCACCTTTAAATTCCGGTCTTCCGTGTTTTCCCATACAAACTTCAGCAAACGTATCTATTAAATCATCCATATCTTCATAAACCTTTCCATAAGCTTGATGTTTGGCATATGATTTAGTTTGCCAATGAAGATGTCTTAACTGAACTTGAATTTCTTCTAACTTTAGTATTACTTCACTTTTTTCCATAATATTTTATTTAATAAATATTAAGAAAAAGATAATTGTTTCTTCTGTTCAACGAACATTTTTACCCTATCTTCAGCAACTTTAACATAGTTTGGACTAAGTTCTATACCAATCCATCTTCTGTCTAATGTTTCTGCCGCAACTAAACTGGTTCCTGAACCTGCAAATGGGTCTAATACTATATCGTTTTTATATGTAAGTATTTTTATTGCCTTAGTTGGTATATCCATACTGAAGGTTGCTTTCGTTAATGGTCTTGAATCATTTAAATATTTCCATTGGCCATAAACCAAACTGATGAATTCTTTTTTATCTTCATCTTTATAGACCATCTTGTTTTTCTTAGTTCCATCTTCTTGCTCAATTTCCATAATTTCCCCAGTCCATTGTGGTTCACCTTTAACTTTTTTGATATGATGTTTCTTGTATGCAAGAATTACACATTCTTTTGGGTTGTATATGTATGGGGCCGACGGAGACATCCAAGAACCCCATGCAGTAGTTTTACTCCTGTGAGGGCTATCTTCTTCCAAATCAACAATACCGAAGAACTTAAAACCAATTTTCTTCATTACTTGATATACTTCAGATACGAAAAAAATTCTACCACCCTTTTCTTGACGGTTGATTTCATATGGGATGTTCAAAGCCATTCTCCCATCTTCTTTCAAAACTCTAAAAGATTCTGTTAACCACTTTTCAGTGAATTCCAAGTATTCATCAATTAACATATCATCATCGTGAACATCATAATTAATTCCCACCCCATAAGGAGGAGATGTCACAATAAAATCGATACTTCCCTCAGGGAGTGTCTTCATAACCTCAACACAATCCCCATTAATTATTCTATTAGTTTCTATCATAATATAATTTTAATAATTTTTCCACAAAGTTTCAACCTTTGTTTTCTTTTTAAAATTTCCGTCAATTGTTTTTACTTCAAACTGAATTTTAGTGAAACCATTTTCTGTTAGTTTATTATATAAATCACATTCATATCCACTAATTAATATTTTTGAATTACTTTTAATTACTGATTCAATAAACTTTTCTTGTTCTTCATCATTCATATCAACCTTATATCTTGCACCAGTTCTGGTTGACCAATGGTATGGAGGGTCACAATAAAGAAATACATTTGGTGTATTATATTTATTGATTAACTTTACTCCATCCACATTTGTTACTATAACCCTTGATAATCTATTATGTAATTCAGATAATTTATCAATGGTTGATAAATAATCGGAAACCGCTTTTGACATTCCTCGTCTGATATGTGAATTCATTGAAAATCCTCCAATACCATTATGTGATGTTCTATTAACATAAAAGAAATTAAAAGCCCTTTCAACCAAAGATAAGTTTTCATCTTTAAGGTTTTCCTTACATTCCTTTCTTAATTCTTCACAATATAAAGCTAAGTCACATTTTTCTTTGAATTGTTTGAAAAGTTCTTTGTCTGAAATCACTTTATATAATGAATATATGTTATTTTCCAAATCATTATATATTTCAATATTAGCTGGCTCACTTTTCAAACCCACGATGTAAGTTCCACCATAAGGTTCAATGTATGTGTCATAATCTTCATTTGGAAAATGTTCCAAAATTTTATTATAAAACCCACCTTTACTACCAAAATATCTTACCGGGGCGTTCATTTATTTTTTAAAGTGTTAATGTGATGTTGGAGATACCATAATGCTTTTTCCAAATCTTGTATTTCTTTTTCAGGGTCTTTCTTTCCTGCCCTTGATATATACTTTACAGTATTTCCCAAACTAAAACCTAAACCCCAAGCATCGATAACCTTGATAGCTTCGTATTCATTATTTTTACCAAACTGATAATGGTTTGGATGGTTAACCATTTCTTTTTCTGTCATAATTTTAAAATTTCAGGTTTATATTTCTTTAGGAAATTATAACAAAATTCAACCATATCGTCAACCCTTTGTCCTGCAGGTTGTGATTTAACCCATAATTCAAGGTTTTCTTTAGAATTATCGTCTCTAACACCATTTTTATGGTGAACTTCTTCATTTGGTTCTAAATATCTACCAATAATTTCTTCCATAACTAATCTATGTTCCAAAACATAACCAATAATATTATTAGGGTGTTCAGGTGCGTATTTTTTTACATAACCAAATTTTGTGGTAATTCTACCCCCTTTCCAATTGTGGTTTTCTTCACCTTTTCTAATACACCCACAAGACAAATGTTTATTTCTTCTTAGAGCACCAGTAGAAGCGACTACTTCGTTACCACAATCACATTTACACAACCAATGATTTAGGTGTTTACTATTATTATGATGAACTCTTTTTATTGGAGTTAATTTACCAAATTTTTGACATTGTTTCTTTAACAAAACAACCACAAGATTTAGACCCCCCACTATTTAAATGATAAGCCTTTACATCTCTAATTGTTCCGCAATTACATTGACATTTATAATATCTCTCACCCTTTTTACTAACAAAATCAGACAATGATAATATTGTCCAATAATTATATTTTTCACCAATTTGTAATTCAAGTTTTTTTATAATGTTCTTTATCGATAAATATCTTCACACTACGATTTTTAACACATACTACAAATATTTTTTTAGTAATTATTCAACCCACCATAATGACTAGGGTGGTTTACTTGTTCATTATTTTCCATATTATTTATTTTTTAAAACATAATAATCTTTTCCATACTTACTTTCTTCAATGACACCTTCTTCCATATACTTTTTAATAATATCAATTGTTTCTTCCATTGTTGTTCTAAGAATGTAATTCTGTATGTAAGATATGTGAATTGGTCTTATCAGTTTGGAAAAAAAATCTTTTTGTGTCTTAGCGTCCATTTTTTTTTAGTTTTGAGTTTGTATAAATTCAATAATTTCTTTTTCATTAACCCCATCATAAACCAATTGAAAAACTTTTGTGGATATTTTATCAGTAAAAATAAAAGCATCCGCTTTAAATAATTCTTTCAAAGGTTTTTTATTTTTGATTTGGTTCTGTATTGTTTCAATTGAAACATATCTCTTATTAAATCCCATATTATACTGATTTTAAATTTTGAATTTTTGTAGTTTGTAGAACATATGTAAGAATTTTTCTTTTGAAAATTGGCAACATTGTTTCATTCAAAGGAAACTCGTTTGACGTTTTCATTGAGAAAATTGGTGCCATTTTTATTTGTTGTTCTTCCATCTTGCTAAAATTATTCAAAATTTGTTGTATTGTCAAATTTCCTTTTTTATCCGAATAAATCAAATTAAATTTCAATTTATGTTCATTATTTTTTAAATCTATAATATCAATATTGTACTCCCAAACATATCTTTCCCCGCATTTTGAATCAAATGTCAAAAAACCATATCCTGAATTTACATTTTTTTTATTTTTCCTTAAACTAAATGATATGGAATCATAATATAAATTCCAATAAGATTTAATCACATTAAAGAAATCAAAAAACTTTGTGGCAGCAAATTTAACAATTTTTTCCAATTCCACAATTTCTTGGTCAGATAATTTTTTAACAGGTTTAACCATCAAATCTTTTAAAAGTAATTCATCGTCCACAGAATCAAACTTTTTTTCTGTATATAATGTAACACCTTCTTTTATAAGTGTCTGAATGGAAGCTAAATGAAGGGATATTTCAGTAAAATGAGGATATAATTTATTTTCTTCAAGTAATTTATCAATTTTTTGTAAATAAGACAATAAAATATATTTTTTGTGTTCGAAATCAATTGGTTCTTGTATTAACCAATCTGTATCCAACATAAAATTGTTTTTATTTTTTTTCTTTCTCATATCTTAACAATTTTATGAAGAAATATTAAATAAGTGAACAATTAAGCATCAATCATCATAATATAGTAATCAGTATCATTAATTGATACAGTATCATAAGTTCCATCATAACTATTTAACAAAGAACCATAATCATCTGCACGGATAACGTCTTCAATAAAACCATCTTTATCAATATAATAATCTATATCAGCACCGTAGTGATTAAAGAATTCATTTGGGTTATCACTCATCTCTTGAGCAAAATCACGAGCCATTCTTTCTATTTGGTCTTCATCTAATGATTCTGGATTATCTTCTATATCATCAATTTCATCTCTTAATTCTTGAATTTTTTCTTCATAGTCATCATATAAATCCTGATAATCTTCCAATTCATCATCCAATACTTCTTGTTGTTGTTCCAATTGGTCTATTTCTTCTTCAAGTTCTTCAATTCTTTTTTCTTGTTCAGATGAAAGTGTATATTCAACACCATAAGATTCAGGGTCTTCAGTTATTCTTTCAATATAATCATCATAAACTTCATCATATATTTTATCTGTATCCAAATTATCACTCCACACCCATTCAGAAAAACCTTTATACCCTATATCATCAATCATTGATTCAACATAATCGTACGCAGAACTTTCAACTTGAGATTCTGTTCCAACAGCCCAAGTTTTTCTATCATCATCAATTAATTTGAAAGTTGACATATCGTAATGGTCGCCATCGTAATAAAAATCATAGACATCTTTCTTTTCTTCGATTTCACTAATTTCTTCTTCAACTTGGTCAATTGATTCCAAAATTTCATCATAATCTTCACCACCCTCACTTTCATCACCTAATCTTTTTAATTCGTCGAGTTTGGATTCAAGTTCTTGTAGTTTTTGTTCATCTTCAGGTGTTCTAATTTCATATTCACCATTATAATCCAAATGTTTTAATAAAGCATGAACCATTTCCGCAATTTCACCACCAGTTTCCAAATCCCATTCACCACTTGCCTTTCTTTCATCAGCGTCTTCTCTTCTTTTTCTTCTTTCTGCAGCCTTTCTTCTTGCCTCAATTGGTGTTCCGTAATCCCATATATAACCATCTACTTTAATCCCTTCAGGTAATTTATCTATTTTCGTGTTAGTTAAATCCAAAGTACCATCTACTTTTATAACAGGACCTAATGATGTAACTTGTATACCCCTTAAATCTAATTTACCATTAATTATAATTTTTTTGTCTTTGTATTTTTTTACTTTAGAAATTAAATCACCATTACCTGACACATAATTCAATAAATCCACATATTGTTCAGGTGACATTTCTATGTATTCAGATTCTTTTTCTTGTTCGAAAATTAACTTTAATTTTTGATAAACAGATTCAGAAATTATATACTTTTTCATACTAATAAATATAATTTATTTATTATAAATACACAAGTGGTTATATTTATAATTAAATAAACTATCTAAAAATAAATTACTATGGCTTGTGGCTGCAAAAACAAACAAAACCAGGCTCAAACACAGAGCCCTCAACAAACACAACAAAAATCAAACGGCACCATTCAGGAGGCTATTAAAAAAACTGTAGAAAAATATTATAATAAAAAATAATTCCATTAGATAGTTTACAATGGTGGCTATGATTTAAAAGGGGAAAGTTTTTTCCCCTTTTTTTATATTTATTAGTATGGAAAAATACAAAAAATATGTTGATAGTATAAACGATGGTGATTATGATACACTTCAAGAATTAATTCAATATATTGGTAGTCTTGATAAAGTTTTAGAATTTTTTGAAAAAGTTGATGTTTTACAATTACTTGACCCTTACGGACCCTCAATTGATGATGAGCAAAATTTAATCCTATGGCATCAAATAAATTCAAAATATTCTAAAGAGATATATGAAAATATATTATCAAGTTTATCTGATGTTGAAAAAAAAGAAGACGGATATTATGTAACTTTAAGGGATATTACTGATTTATCTGATTTATTCAAAGGATATTCAAGAGATGTTTCCCCAAAAGATTTTGCAAAGAGTGTTTTAAGTGAAGATTATTGGGAACCATTTTGGGACACTACAGACAATGTTTATAGAGATGTTATAGAAGAATTAAATGATGAAAATTTAAAATATTTGAAAGAAATTATTTTAAAAGAATTAGAAGGTGTAGAAATAGAAATTAATAGTAATTCATCAAATGAAATGGAATTAATTGCTTCTGAGCAAGAACATGATGATTACTTATTTATAACACAAGAAAATATAGATAGAATTGTTAATGATGAAGATTCTATGGATTATTTGATGGATTACTATTTGGAAGATATGAAAAGTAATCTAGATAGTATTCATTCAAATGCTTACAATGATGCATATAGTAACGAATATTATGAAAAAGTTTGGAATGAACTTGGTGAATTTTTTGAAAATAAAACCGATTGGGTAAAATTCGGGGACAAATATCATGCCCATATAAAAATAAAAGACCCAAATCAAATAATATATAATTATTTAGATAATTTTAAAGATTATGGTTCAAATTACACAATTGAATATTACGGTTCTATTATGTCATTAATTCAAGAATTGATAAATGAAGGTTTTTATGAACCCCTTTCATTTAGAATAGTCGATTATCCTGATGGCTCAGAAGTTGATAAAAATATAAACTTAATTTTCAAAGATTATATTTAATATTTAACATTTTTTTCATATCAATTGGTATGAAATTATTAAATCTCAAATCTCACGGGTCACTAGCAAATTTAATTGCGGATTCAATATTAGTTTTACTCAAATCAAAAAGTGTTATTTCTGTAACTATATCAGATAATTTTGTTATAATAAATGGAGTGACATCAACCAATAATTTTTTATCTAATACCACCATTAAAAATGTGATTAATTCGTGTTCTTATGATATATTTGGAATGATAAAAAATTTTGAAGTAATTGAAACTATAAAGTATAATCAAAACATATTGGATAATTACAATATTAACAATTTAAAAGTATATAATAACACAAGACCTGTATTTGAACATAATGTTCCACCATCTAATGAAAACAAACTACAATATACTTCTGAATTCCCACACGGATATAGTTTGGAATGTGGTAGATTAGTTTTATATTATTGTGAAATGATTTTTAAAAATATCAGAAATTCAATCGGGTTAGAATATGGAAATTTTTCAATTGAAAATAAAAGAATCAGATTTGAAGGAAAATGTTTTTTGTCAGATGAATTAGTAGAATCTTTGATACTCGACAACTTTAACTTCAACTTTTTTGAATTTTATCAAATTTTGGATGGTTATGATTTGACAAGAGATGTTAAACTACCTTTTGAAACTAAACCTTGGTTGAGAGATGAGCTTATGTTAAAAATAGAAGTATTTTAAGTTCTTTTAGAATAAGAAACTATTTGATAAAAATCTTTCTTACCATCACAATATTGTCCAACCATATTTAATAAATTTTTGAACATAAAAGCATTTTCGGTTTGTTTTTCACATCTGATGAATAACTCAATAATGATTGATAGGAACTCCACACTAAACTTACCTAAATTTTCTAAATCCGAATACTTTTCTGTAAAGTATTCATTATAAATTAAATTGTAATTATTTCTTTCTTCTACTGTTTGGAATGGTTGTAGTAAATCATATATATGCAACCATTCATCTATATAATCTTTAACCGCAAATGGATGTGATTCACATTTTAAAATCAAATCTACTATCCAATGAGTGTGTGACGGACCTCTTAATTTTTTTCCTTTTTCTAAATACTTTATAACAAAATCTAGTTCAGGATTCTGACCCCTGTTCCCCTGATAAATTGAAATGTGTTGACCATTTTTTAACTCCCAAAATTTCAATGGAGTATACCTAATTCCTTTTCTATTGAAACTTAGCTTTTCTTCTATGGTTTTTGATGATTTCAATTGCATCTTCTAATTCATTATAATCTCTTTCAGGTGCATAATAATAAAATTTATTCTTGTTGTCAACAATTTCTATTATCATAAAAGCCGGAACAAATTCATTTCCATCAGTTTTTTTAACAAACATATCATATTCTTCTGGATATTTGTCAATATCTAATTCAGAATAACGTATGGAATGTTCATCCAACATTTCTTTAAAATGTTGACAATGGGGGCAACCATCCATGCTAAACAACGCAACTAATACTTCCATTAGGTGATTTCAACAAACTGTTTGATTTGATTCGGATTCATTAAACCAGATTGTGACTTAACCATTTTACCATT